ATTAGTTCTAATGTATGCATTTTTTTTACTTGTCCCTATTTGAATAGCACCATAACCGTAGTTTTCTTTTTTTGCACCTAACGTAATAAAAATACCGTTTTTTATACCGTTATTGTTTTTTACGTTATTGAAATCACCAGACACAATACTACCTATTTTAAAAGTATTTACATCATCATATGGTTGATTTGGTGTACCTCCCACATCTATCCATTCGGTTGTATATAATAGCATTGACTTCCATATAAGTTTTAATTCGTCTGTTGCGTCATGTATATTTATCCACTCTCCGAATTTACTGCCCCACGATTGTCTTATGTAAAACCCATTTTTAGTATCATCTCCAAAAATTTGAATAGTACCGTCATTAATTCCACTTTTATGATTAAAAGTTACTAGTGTTCCGTACTGTGTTTTAGAGGGGAAATCTGGTAATGTATCTGGTTTATCGATACCAATTAAATAAATCCTATTCGGTTCTGCATCAGCCAACGAACTAAGCTGTTCAGATGAAGTAATCGTTAAATACGCACCAACTTTATCTTCATCTAATGATTTTATACCTCCTTCAACCTGTGAAATTCTCTTCCCAGTCTCCGCCGCATCCGCTGCTGTTCCCTCTTTTTCCAGCGTTGTATCCGTCTTGATTTTCTTTTCCAGATTCTCAATCACATCCATTGCCCTGAGTCCCGGGACATTGGTTGTGATCTTGCCTCTGAGATCTTCTGCATTGATGTCTGCTCCATCTGACCTTTTGATCAATAACCGCCTGAACTCCGTGTCTCCATCCGCTTTTGAACTCGTCTGACTGTCACTGTAATTTTCAAATGACATATATACCTTCGTCATCTGTCCACTTTCTTCTGGCTGCATAGCATAATTAGCTATTGCGATTTTATACCCTGCCGGAGCAGTTATTTTTCCGTTCTTGTTCCAGTGGAATTCAACAGATCTGAGCACTTTGCTTGATGCGATTTCTGAACCTACAGCGCTGTTAATGCTTCCCTGCTCAAGTAATGAAATGTCAACATATGGGCTCTGTAAATTGTCCATCATGGCCGGCACATCTTTTGTCTGAGATCTTACTGCATTTCCTGCGTTGGAATATGTAGCACATTCATTTCCTACTCTAATGTCCGCAAGTTCTGCGTCACCAGTGGTGCTGCCCTCCCCCATTTTTGTGAGTTGATCAATTCTTGCACGTTCGGTCGCGATTTCTTTCAGACGCTCAGATTTCTCTTTTGCATCGGCTTCAATGCGCTCCGCCCTTTCCTGTGCGTCCGCGGCTTTTCTTTCTCCTGACTCTTTTCCACTCTGTGCAATTATCTGTTCAATCAGCGACTGATCCACTTCCTCTTCCTCATCAGGAAATCCCATTGAATCAGAGCATTTCACTTTTTCTTTAAAGGAAATCAAAGACTTGTCCTCATTGATCACGCGGATCTGCAGTTCATTGTTCCCAACTTCAAAGAAGTTCGCACTCGGCTGAAAACTGATGACATTTCCCGACACATCACACAATGTTGAATTTGGCTTTTTCATCCCCATTCGATACGCGTAAGCTACCGCTGCAGCTGTGGCTGGAAGGTTGTAATCCCGAACTGTAAACTCGAAGGAAATAGCATCCGTCCCCTTTGTAACTTCGATTGGAATCTTGATTGTATTTCTAAGCACGTAGACATCTCTTTTGATTGTATTCATTTCTTCCATCCTTTCCTGTCTCTTCTATTTTTCTGATCTTTTTCCGGCTTATCCCGGTATCCAGCGAACGATGCTGAGTCCTTGCACCGGTGCAACTCCACCTCCCGGATATCGGAGCACGTATTGCCACGGAAAGTTGTAGTACCCGTGCACATGGATTTCCTCGCCGGTCTGATCTCCCGTCTGGCCACCTGTGACTCCTCCGTTCTCGTTTTGTGATGCACCGACAAGCTGACTGTTGCCAATATACATTTCTGTATGGCTCCCTGGTTTGAGAAGTACATCTCCTTTAACTAATCCGGAACCATTGGAAAGATTTACTTGTGATGTCACATCTTCGAACCCTGCATCAATGAAAACATCATACATGGATCCGGTTGCTGGTGTATACCCTGGTCTTGTATTGAGTCCTGCATTGGAATATGCCCAACAAATAAGAGACGAACAATCGTAATCCGGTCCATCCCTGTGTGTCTGATCGTAGCCGTGGCTGTCATCGTTTGCAATATTCACTGCCCAACTCACAGCATTGTCGATGATCTTGCTTCCTTCTGCATACTTTTCCAAGTAGTTATACCACTTTCTTGCGCAGCTCCGCCTTTCAGACTCAACCTCAACTCCGGCGCGTTCAAAGTTCTTCAGGAATGCACTGGCGAGATATTCCGGAGATTCCGAACTGTTTTTGAACTGATTCCATGTCATACTGTAAGCACTTGTGGAAATCCACTGGCCGGTTGATGCCGATAATGCATCAATCCAATAGAGCTGTCCGTTCGGATCCGTGATATCGTACCCGTTTGATTTCGCCCAATCCGTGTAGTTTGTGGCCGGTGTCCACTGAACAAGACCATACCCGCCACTGTAATTGCCGTATTTCAGACTTTGCCACAACCCCGGATTGATGTTTGACTCTTTTTCCATATTGCCGAGGATACCGCCGATCGCGTTCAGGGTCCAGCCTTTGCCCGAGAAGTACTTCCATACTTCCAGTGCGTTTCCTTGCATCTGAGCCTCTGTCAAATAATTGTTGCTGATGATCCAAGACATCAGATTTCACCCTCTTTCGTTGTTCCTCCCATAAGAAATCCGTTTTCAAAGTCCATATATGTCCCGTCTGAAAACACGGCTCTTCCTGTCTTTCCTGCCAATCCTCCGGGCCCGATTTTATCCGTATCGAAATATATCGCATCACTAAATATTCTCATCAGCGTATGTGAATCTGTTGCATTTTCAAATGTTCCTCCGTATCGAACCACAATTGCATCTCCTGACCTTTCTATGAATATAGGATTGCTTTTATCTCTCTCGGAAAACATAATTGAACCGGATTTTATTTCTGTTCTTCTATTCAATCCTCCAACGTTCTCACATACATAACTTCCAATAGCATAGACTCCATCCTTATCAAGACGAACAATTTCTTTCCCGCTTGCATTCAGTACTCTTGCAATACCGTTTCCGTTGTCCTTGCCTCCAAGCTCCAGTGTTCCGCCCTTGATTCGGTCAGCAAGCATTGTTCCGGCAACGATAAAATCTGCATAGAACCCTTTTCCAGTGCCGAAGGTTGACCACTTCCAGCCTTTTCCATCTTCTGTACGTTCTCCGGCAATCTCAAACCCAAGCGTTCCGAGACACATTGCGCCAAAGGTTGTTGAATCAGGATCTAAATCTTCAAACAGAATCGCTCTGACCTCTTGCTTTTTCGCAATGGAAGACTGTGCACGCATCTGTGCTTGCACTCCGTTGATGATTCCTTGAATCTGCTGACCAATTAGCGTTCCATCTGAGCGGATTGCCTGGTCAACGCGGCTCATAACGGATGATACATCGCTGAGGAAATTATACTGGAACTCTCCAAGTGTCACGGATGTCAGCTTGTTTCTTATCGCATCCCATTCTAATTCGATCACTCTCGCATCTGATTTGATGCCTAGCTTAGAGTGATTGCAGTGTACTGTGTCACCAAGAAATACCTTTTCCAGGTCTTTCACATCCTCATAGAGTTCCGTGTTCTGTAGTAACTCCATCTTTGCTTCAATAGTTACTTTTGGCTTGTCTGCCCCGCTTTCAAACTGTTCCTCACATTTCTTTCTCAGTGCTGTTTCCAGCTGTTCCTGTGTATCGCAAATTGTGACTCCATTTTCTTCATCATCTTCACTGGCATCCTCGCGCATTTTAACATCCTCAAATGTCATCACTCCATAATGCACTGTCGGATATTTTTCAATCAACGGAGAATCTATCCAAGGTTCTTCTCCCTCTATCATGTATCCGTTATATGATTTTGGGACAATCCTTGTTGCTACATCGGTCATATCTACAGACTCCGAGAATCCATCCTTGACTATGTTCTTGCCATATAGGA